ACTATTGTTGGTGGTGGTAAACCTACAGTCTCTACAAATTCTCGCAGCTTCTTAAAGCCCGCAGCCTGATCTACATAACCATCAGGTATTCCAGTTTTTTCATTGATCTCAGCTTTATTTTCACCGCAATCTATGTCTAACCAGAATGCTTTGAGCGACTGTACGTCTTGTTTTTTGCGACCTCCATCTACAGACTTGAACTTTGCAACGCCGAAATATACATCTCTTTTTTCGGCTAAGTACGTATCTACAACTTCGTTGAACTCTTCTCGTGTAGCTACTAACTCTTGTTTAACGAATGACCCTATCCCCAGAATGCAGTAACAGCCGTTGTCTGGCTGCACATGATCAAGCAGGTCAAGGTATTTCATAATCCTACCGTTGTATTTTGTTTATAAACTTTTCAATGTTTTTCCTAGTTTGCTCGTTAGGTAGGCATTCGCCGGTGAACCAGTTATATACCGTTTGTCTGGAGACCCCTAGACGCTCAGCCACATGCGATACAGGCACATTATATTTAATGCACTCTCTACCTAGCTTCACGCCTAGAGATTTAATACTTGCAGACTTGTTGAGCGAGACTAGTTTGACTGAATAGCCGTAACTCATTGGTCTTCGCTACCCCACGCACTAATAACATCAGCAAGAGCACCAGACTCCTCTTGGACAACTGGTTCTTCTTTCTTCTTTACGCGCTTCTGGGGTTCTTCAACTACTTCGACTTCAACTTCGACGGGTTCTGGTTCTTCACTGCGTTCAATCTTTGGCTCTTCAGGCTTACTTTCCAAAGCTTTCTGCTGACCAAGATCGTTTTGCCCAACACTGATCTTCACGTATCTCTCAGTCTCAGGCTTATCTAGTGCTGCTTCAATCAAGTCATATTCTTCGTCGGTGACACGGCGCACAGGTGCAAAGTAAAGCTCCATGCCAGCGGCATCAGGGTCATAGGCTATCTTCGTAACCACAGTATCCGGAGCCTCGCCGTTGGAAAGCAGGTATTTAACGTAGGCTTCAAATGGGTGCTTGTTACCCGCGCTCTTACCAAACAATGATTTAGCAGGGATGTTGATCTGGTATACGTCACCCGATTTATCCCCCGCTAGCATAATTGCTAAGCTACGCTTGAACCTACACGCTTTGCTCTGTCCTTGACCAGAGCCGGGCTGATTCTGCGGGCAGTTTACGCAGTTCGCATTCTGCGGCTCAGGTGCATCTGGTTCTGGTTTATCTGCTGCATGTGACCAGCATACTGGCAAAGTTACAACGCCCTCTTCTTCTTTCTTGGCGTCATATTCTTCTTTGTAATAGTTACGAGACACGCTGGGTAGCATGTTGATTACGATGGCTTCAAACTCGTCACGGATTGGTTCTCCCACAGGCTTACCGTTAATAAGCTTTGTGAATGTGCCCCTTGCATTGGTTTTGATTCTTCTACTGTAGATCGTGTTCTGGCTGCTTAACTTCTGCGCCAGCGAACTCTTACGGTTGCTTGGTGCAGCTACAGCGTTATCGTTCTCGAAAATAGATACTTCGTTTGACATATAGCTCGCTCCTATTTAGCGGATGGTTTGATCACACGGATAACGTGTGTTTGTTTTGCTTGCAGTCCTGCTGGCACGGTATCAGGGTTTTCTTCTAGGAACTCCCTCATGTTGCTGTTATGAATGCGCTTCTCTAGCAAATGAAAAGCACCGTGCTCCTCGACCATTTTGTAGAACTGTTCCCAGTCGCTAGTCCAGTAGCTAGATTGGACGCGCCTAGATATAGTGCCGAACTCAGTTTTTAAACTGTCTACATTTTGTTCTGCACAAAGCTCAAGCATTTTGTCTGTGATCTTAACTTGCAGTTCTTTTAGCTTTTTGATTTCTTCCTCTTTCTCTCGAATGCCTTCCCGCAAAGTCATGTAGTCCTTAGCCATGCGGTCGGCTGTGTATAGGTTGCTCATCGCTCCTCCAGATTACGTTAGGGGGATGGCAAGTTTAGTTTAACATTGTACAATGTCAAGTAATTATTTCTTGTTTGTAGAGATCGACTATCTTGTTATGGTTGTCTATGTTTGACCTCAACATATAGTACAGACGAGTCTCAACGTCACTGCCGCACACATGCACTATGGTCATTGGGTTGTGTTGGCTCGGTCTGTTTATGCGGGCGTTTGCCTGAAGGTAGGTTTCTACACTCGTGACTGGGGCATACCAAATAACGGTGTTAGCCGCAGTCAGGGTCAAGCCATGAGAAGCGGCTTGAGGTTGGATAATTAAAACTCTGGGTTGATCTGTTTCTTGGAATTTTTTAATTATCTCAGCACGTTTGTTAACCGACACCTTGCCGGATATCACTTCACTGGTTATCTTGTTATTAGTAAGAAACTCTTGCAGCAATTCTATAGTGTGCGTAAAAGGCACAAAAACTAAGACCTTGTGGCTAGATTCTTCTATTACTTCTTGTACTACCTTAAGCCTGTTTTTAACGTCGAACTCTATAACTTCTCCATCGTCCGTATACACAGCACCGCCGGAGATTTGTAGTAGTTTGTTTAAGTTAGTAGCGGCGTTGACGGAGGTAACTTGTTCACCGTCCGCCTCCATAATCATGCGCTTCTTAAGCAGGTCGTAGTATTTTTCTTGTTGCTTTGTAAGCGGAGCCTCCCTTTCTACATAGGTTACGGGAGGTAGGTCTAGGCATTGCTCTTTCTCAAACCGGATCGCAGGTTGAAGCATTTGGTGTACGGTCTTATCAGCAGTGGACTTAGGCTTCCATATGTACTGTGACAACTTATACATCACCATATCTCGGAACTGACCAAAGTATTTTGGCGTGCCTTCTGGGTTGACTAGTTTACCAAGACCGAACGCATCTACTGGAGACTGCGCTGCCGGTGTGCCTGTAAGCATCCATAGCCAGTCGATGTCTCTCATGATGTCATACAGAATCTTCCATCTATTTGTCTGTACGTTTTTATACGCATTAGCCTCGTCCACAACGACTAGGTCAAAGCCACCGTTCTTTATCTCTTCTTTGACTACACCTACGCCATCAAAGTTAATGATTACAAACTCGCATCCTGCTTCGATTATTTTCTTGCGCTGGCCAGACGTGCCATGCGCTACGGAACAACTACGGTGCATAGCAAAAGTAAATAAGTCTTGCTGCCATGCAGACTTCATAATCGACAACGGGCAAATTACAAGCACGCGCTTTATAAGCCCAAGTTTCATGAGGTAGTCAGCCGCCCAGATGACTGAGGCTGTCTTACCAGTCCCTTGTTCGTTAAAACAAAAAGCTCGTTTGTGTACAGTTAAGAAGCTAGCTGTATCTCTTTGATGGTCGAATGGTTTGTATTTACCTGTCCATTCGTAGTCACGCTCTATGGGAGAAGGTATGTTCTTTACTTTGAGTGAAGCCAACTGCTGGCATTCTTCCAGCCCCCAGTTGACCGACACCTTGAATATGCCGTCCTCTTCTTCTGTTACTTCGCAATTTTGTATTTTCTCTGCAACTAAATGTGGTCTCTTTGTCTTTAAGACCAACTCCTTGTTATCTATTAATCTCATTTACGCTTACGCTCACGCTTACTGGTTTCGGACACTAGGTTACCCTTAGAGTCCCGTTTGAAGGATCGGTTCCGTGATTTGCTCTCGACCCTAGTGCCGTCAGAGTTCTTACCGCCCTTATCCATAGCTTTCTTGTGAGCTACATCTTTGCCATCACCTTTCTTAACTCGGCCTTCTTTCTCAGCCTTACGTCGAGCAGCGTTGCGCTTGGCACGTTTTTTCTTCTGCTCTTCAGTGCCTTGATAATTGTCGTATTCTTTCCTGTAATTGCGTTTCTTGACTGCCATGTTTATCTCCCACGGTAGTGTTCACAAGATTTCACTGGGCAAAAGCCGCAAAGCGGCCCACTGTTTGCGTTCCACACGCCTTCCTCTTCGGCAACTGCTAGTCTTTGTAGCGGCTCCTCAAACGTGGCGTAGTATGATTTGTGTAGTTTTCGGCTGTGTTTCTTATTTATAAAGTCGTTACTGATTACATATACCAACGCAGACTTAATTTCTTGCACTTCTGGGAAATGAGTAAAAGTAGCCGCAGCCATTATGTCTAGCTGCGTAGTGTCAGCGTACTTAGCGTTCTTGCCTGTTTTGTAGTCAACGATTATGGCCTTGTCTTCATTTACTATGAGCAAGTCAACAATGCCTCTGAACCACACATCTTTAGCCATAAACTTGGTTGGTTTGTACTCTTTGCCGTCAAAAGCAACACCAAACTTTAATTCGCAATGCTTCTCTCCTTCCAAGCTGTTAAGTGCGTCTAGCATTCGATTAAGAAAAGAAAATTTCTTAGGTACTTCCTCGCCATCCCTAATATACTTTTCGGCTGCTTTATGCACCTCATTACCATATCGAGTAGCTTCGTTGCCGTAGTCTTTAACGTCTTTAGCTACCTTCAAGTGGTAGTATTTTTTAGGGCATTGTTCAAAAGTTTTAATACTACTGTAAGACCAAGCTGTCACAATCTATCCTCATATTCGCTAACAGGTGGTATGCCTGACTCGGTTAACATGCCTTGCTTGATAAGCTCCTGACGGTTAATTTCGTGAGCTACCGCAATCTCTTTTTTATTTTGCCCAGTGTACGGAACCGCCAATCGTTCTTTGACAAGGAGTTTCGTAATAAATCCTTTTCCCGTTTTGAACTCGCCCAGAAATCTTCCAAACTTTCCTTTCTCTTTTGTTGTGAGCGCATATGTTCTTCCCACGATGAGAGCCTTTTGAACGTAGGCTTTTGCGAGCAACCCATGAGCTTTACCTGCCTTATTTCTTTGCCTGCATTCAGGCGTGTCAATTCCGTATAAGCGAATACGCTGATTGCGAAGCCAAACGTCAAAACCAAGATCAATATCCACATCGACTGTATCTCCATCTACGACTTTAACTATTGTTGCTTTGTATTCGTACATTTACTTTATACCTGTATAAAACACATGCTTGTGTATGTTAGTTGTAACCTGTCCCGTGTATGCCCACTCGGGAAATACCTTTGTACTATGGTAGTGCGTTGCACCCCCTGTGATATCAGGAATCAAACCACTCAGATGCACTATGTATATCGCATCGCGCCAAGCTTTCTGGTCGTGCGGGTCTTCTGGTTTGCCATCACAGTAGAAGCTGAACTGGCACATGTTGCGGATCGGGTTACCGTTCCAGTAGTAACCTTGTTTGACTACATCACACGCATTGTCTGGGTAGCGGGGGTCTTCGATTCTGTTTCGTATGACATGAGCGACTGCAATCTGCCCAGCGTCTGGTTCACCTCTGGCCTCAAAGTAGATAGCTAGGGCTACGCACATTAACTGACTCACCATACTACTTCTCCTCTACAATTTTCTCCCTAAGCACAGCGTCTATCCAATGCTTACACCACGGGCAGAACCAACCTTTACGAAAAGCTCTTGGGTGCTCATCGCCTTCTTGCTTTTCAACGTAGCCAAGCACTTCAAGCATCTTCTGACCGCACTTACACTTCTGTTCCAACTCTTTATACACACTAGTCATAAATACTAAAGGTATCTACGGGATTAATTGTTTCCAAAACTATACCCTCGATAAGCATAGCTTCCTTCTTGGGCATTACTTGTATGCCGTTAGGCGTAACTTCAACTAAGCAATGTGCTATTAGCGTATCGTTGGCTAGATATACCGCCTCTTCTATTGCTGCTTCCGGATCAGTAAATAATGTAGCCATGTCAGTGTATAGTTCCTGATATAAATAGTTCTTCTATGAGCTTCTCTAACAATAAATAAGTAGGTTTTTCTAAAACTAAATAAAACTCTTCTTGCACATCTTTTCCGATTGCGTAGTACAGCACACCGTACGATTTACCGCTCTGGGCTGATAAGGTCGTAACTAGATCAGAAGCTTTATCGAAGTCATCAAGTAGATATACATCACTCATCAATATCGCCTGTGTCTTCCAAAAAACGCTCAATTTCTTCCAAAGCTTCTGTAAGTCTTTGGACTAAAAGAATTATTTCTTCTAACTCATGCTGATCTAACTCTAGTGTAACTCTCATAAGCTCCTCAAATTCAGTGCGTGCCCACAAGGATAAAGGCACGACTAGCCTTAGCGCGGCTTCTTCGACACATGCAGGAGTTGGAGGACACACTATGTTGTCGTAGGCTCCTCATGTGTTGCGGGTGTTTCGGCCAGAATAATGAAGACATAAAAACATGCCTGCCCACCGCCCGCTGGGGCATTTCGGGGTTAACTCAGTAAACCCCCCGAAATCTAACGAAATCTAACGAAATCTAACACTCTCCGTAACTTTTGGCGTAGCCCCCTTCACAGTCTAGGGGCAAGCCTTCCGCCCATTCAGGGCATATTTTCATACATTCCTCTACGTATGCCATAGCTCTGCCAGCCTCTGACTCTAGGGCTATGCAGCCTATCGCATCGTGTACAGTCATTACCACTTTATAGCGCTTAGACACACGTAACAACTGCTCTGCAATCACTATTCTAGCTAGGGCTTGGCACACGTTCTCGATGACCTTCCCTCCGTATATCCTGTTAGCTATAACCGCTCTGCCGCGCCGAGTGTCATATACTAGCTCGTCGTCGCTTTGCCGTAGGTTAGGGTACTTTATACTTAAGCCGTTAGGCATAACAATGCCCTTATGGCCCGTGACTTGCAGCACGCCGTCTTTGCCGAGCGGCGAAGTGTGGTTTTTCATTATGGCCTTAAGAGCATCATTCGCCTGATACCACAGCTTTGGTATCCGACTGTACGTCTTTCTATATACCTTTATGATCCGCTCGCATTCTTCAAGCTCTAACTCTACCCCGAAGTTCTTAAGCTGTAGCTGAAACTTCTGCGCTCCCATGCCATATCCCGCCCCCAGAATAGTGGTCTTGCCAACAAACCTCTCTTCTTTAGTTATCTGATCTACAGGTTTGTAGTAGATATTTGAGGCCATGATGCTGTACACATCGTCCCCTCGGGCGAATGCGTCCACCAAATCATTCTGCTCGGCTAGCCACGCCAACGTGCGCGCCTCGATCTGAGACAAGTCACAGTCAATGAATACGTAGCCTTCAGGGGCACATATAGCTTTCTTCAGAGCAGAACCACGGGGCAGATTCTGCATATTGATCTTCTCGTCGCCTCCCCACCGGCCTGTGTGCGCCGCGTAATACCGCAGTGGTATGGGCAGTGGGCCTCGGTCAGCTATCGCCATAAACCGCTCTGTGCGCGTCTCTTCTATCGTAGACCGGACTCCTAACCTAGCAGCCACCAGTGCCTGAACATAGTCATTCTCGTGCTCTAACAAGGCCCTGAACTCCTCGTCAGTCTTGGCGAAAGCGTACGTCTCTTTACCGGTAGTAGGGCTGACCTTCATCGGCGGCTCTACACCAAACTCCTTAAGCAGATCAGCGAACTGCGGGTTACTGCGTAACTGCGTCTCCTCATGGCGTACCTTCTCCATAAGCTCCTGCTTTTTCATCTTTATCTCGTCCAGATGGTCTTGCAGTATGCTCTTGTCTAGCACCAAGCGCGGCTCTGTGAACATTCGTAACGTCAGATCAATCAGGTTGAGTTCAAATATATTGAAGTCCAACTTCTTCATCAGGATAAGGAACAGCTTGTGAGTAAGCTCCACGTCCTGAATACAGTATTTGCCATACTGTTCAAGCTCTGACGGGCTAAAGTCCAAACGTCTTTTCCCAATGTTATCAACGACTTCCGTACCTTTTTTGCCCAGTTCGTAGTATTCGCTTAGAGCGGATAGGCTACCCCCAACTTCCACGGTGTGGATTGACCGCGCCATAGACAGCGTGTCTGCTATTCTTTTGGGTCGGATTGTGAATAACCAGTTAAGCACAGCCATATCAAACTTGGCGTTGTGCGCCACGGCTATGCTGTTAGCCCAGTCAAACGTGTCCAGAAAATCTTGCGTCTTTTTGAATGTGCCGCTAAACCATTGCGTAGGTTCATAGTTACGTTTTACGGCTACGCCAATAACCTCAAACCGGTCATCGCGTACGTACTCTTCTGTTGTCAGTTTGTTGAAGCCGTACTGTTTGTCGTAGTACGTCTCGAAATCTATGACCAATACATCCATGCCCTTCGTTCCCTTTGTTCTACCATTCTCTATCTGTACTACTATCATCGCCGAACAAACGTTCCATCACGACTCGTGTAAACGTATCGGCTTGGACTTCTTCGAGTTTACGTTTGAAGCGGTGTCGTTCTTCTTCCGTTATGAACCCGCCGCTTTTGTTTTCGTCAAGCACGATGCCTATCAACTTATCCCACCTCTCTTTAGGTTTGTGGTTAGTTGGCATTTGCGGCATGAGTATGTCGAACTCTTCGGGATGGCTTTCCATGCGCTTAAGCATGATCTCTAAGCCCTTATTCATTGCCCATATCCCAGTACATGTAAGTCGAGCCTTTGTGTTGGATAAGGCATAGATAAGATTTGCCGTCACATATCTCGCACCAAAAACGAATCACCACCCCGTCTCTTCGCGGGCTAGGGTTTCCGGTTAAATCTGTACCTGATACGACCCCATCATGCGTAGACTTTGTGTAGACCCCTACGTCCCAATCTTCCTCACGGAAAAAAGTTTCAACAGAATCGTGGTGTAGTTCCTGTGCAGTGCAGTGCGGGCAGGCTATATGGATGGTTGATGGCGGGTAAGTACGGCCGCCTTTAGGAATTGGTATCTCGTCGGATTTGTATGTAGTCAAGTGTGGCCTCCAGTTCATGCAGGTTGTTTTCGTTTATGACAAGGGCTTTACCCCAAGCCTTCTCGATGTTAGCAAGCTCTCGTTTTTGCAGTTCTGTTGGTTTGTTATTACCGGCCTTGCATTCAATACCAATAAACATACCGTAGTAACAGCAAACGACATCGGGAACACCGGAGCGACCCATGCCGTACGTGGCGGGAAAAAAGTAATAGGCGTCTGCTTCCTTTAGGATTGAGACTACTTTGTTCTTAACTTTCTTTTCGGGAGTGAGAGCCATCCAGAAAGGATAACTGGGATATTAGACTTTGTAAAGACAAAAAAAAGCCCGCACATGGCGGGCTACAATGGAGATAACCTAACAATTGTTAGGTAGTCTGGATCAGTTATTCTTCCTCTTCGTCCTCTTCTTCATCTAGGTCAAGTTCATCCAACCACCACTTGCGTCCGTAATCTTCATCACCTACGCGGTTCGGGTCATCCGGTATTGTACGCCAATCGTTATACACTCTGCCCATCGTCAGTCTCCTGAATGTCTTTTAATATCTCACGCTTTAATCGCTTGCGATCTTCGGGTGAACAATTCGACACTATACGTATGTCCTTAAGTCCAAGCTTGTAAGAGCTGGGTTGCCAGTACAGTGCAGCTTCTGGGTCAGTGACAAGCATGTACTGCCACTTCTCCCCGTCAATGTCTAAGTAGAAGGATTCACCTTTCATCATCGTTCTCCTTCATTCTCATGTGCATCACCCTAGCCAACGCTTCACGCATGGCTTTGGTGTAGTTAGGTTCTTGTTTGTAAAAGTCTACTACCTCACGCGGTAACCGCATGTTCACATGAACCAGCGGCTCCTTTCTTTCTGCTTGCTTTCTTTCAACTTCATTCATGATAATCACCTACGAGTACAAATAAATCTGGTTTGTCTTTGTAACCTATACCGACAGCAAAAGTCCCATCGTCCAACAGCTTCAACATGCCCAACTGCGATCTCATTTTTGTCGGCATTTGATCTAGCGGGTACACAGTGTTGTTTCTCCCACTGCGAGCCACGCAATACTCATCGGTAAGCCACACTGCGGTGCTTTGCGAACTTTGTGTTACGCTAGTAACGACTTCCGCCTCGTCATACGTATCCCTTAGTTTGTCTAAGTCACCCTTAAAGTTTGCTTCCCGCAGTATTGGTTTGTAGTGGTCGAAATTCTGCATGATATACGGAGCCAGACACTTTAGAGCAGCCGCGATATCGTTCCATTTGTAACGAGCTTCTCGATCCTCTCTATCCATCCGCCGCCGCATGCCCCTACTATGCACTTGCAGTTGTTCAGGTAAACTCAACGGTTTGAAGTAACGCTTAATGTCTTTCCTGAGCTTGGCAGAGGATAAGCTTGCTATATGGTCTTTACGCTCCATCGCTTTACGTATCTTTTCGTTACGCAACTCCATTGTTTGGTCATATAGATTGATTGTTACCCATCCGACTGTCGTGCCATCCATCAAACAGTTTACGTTCGTAACAGCATTGTTATGATTGTCGTCCGTAATCTGCCATTCATAGTGCGGGGGTAAGTCTGATACCGACTCCACAAACAGCCAAGCGATCTGTGCATCTGTGTCGAAATCATGCTCCACAGGTTCGCCGTTATTGGCTTGCCTCAAATTTTCATCTAGCCCATGAGTTTCCAAGTAAGCAGTGGAGCCATTTAGCTCTATGCCCTTACCTGCAAGTATTTCCCTAGCCTCTCTCAAAGTAATATGTTTCATGTGTCCTCCTACCAATCAAATTGTCCAAGTATCTTGTCTACCTTCGTTTTCATGTTCTCACGTTGGTAGTCGTACGCTTTCAGCTCTTCGACATCTGCGGATAGCAGCGTTATCTCTAGCTGTTTACGAGCACCCTCCAGTTCAGGGTCTCCTGTTATGTTCATATGCTTAAGTAAATCGCACAGCTCCTGTGCGTTATCAACGAACGTACTGTGGATGCGTTTCTTAGGCGCATCATCGTCATCAGTAGCAGCAAGCTTGTCGCTCATGTGCAAGAGTAGACTGTGCAGTTTTTCCCACGGCTTCTTCATTGCTTCGGCTAACTGGTCTTGCACCTCGGCATCGCAAGCCTCCATTACATCCTTAACCTCTGCATTGTTCGCATCAAGACAGAAGTGCCCGCTTGCAGGTACTGGCTTACACCGATACTTGAACTTGTACCGCGCAGCGATCTCGCTAGGGTCTGGGTACAGGTCAGGGTTAGCCATCGCGCCCAACTCCTGCATGGCGATTTGTATCTCGCTTGCAAATCTGGGTACGAGTGTATTCACAAGCTTGTCGAAATGTGCCTCATGCTTCTTCATTTCCTCCTTCCACTCAAAGAAGTAAGTCATAGGCAGCAGCCTCGCGCCTTGATCCTCCCACGGTAGGGTTACTTTGTTGTTCCAAGTCCGTACCTTAGCAGCGTACTTGTTGATCTCGGATGCAAGCGTAGTGCCTGCCATTATGTCCTTCTCTACACGAACCGCCATGCTGTTCGCATTGTTAAGCTGAGCCAAACGCTCCGCTTGTTGCTTGTCTTTACGCTCAGTTCCCCAAGTGGAAATGTTCAACGTAACTAGCATTGCTCTTTTATGAATACCCATAGTGTTATCTCCATTAGCTAACAATTGTTAGGTTATCTAGGTTTATGATTCAGGCTTGCCTCTCATCTTGCCAAGCCCGTACAACTCTTCACTCATCAGTTCAAAACGAACTAGTCCTACTTCCGCAGGTGCAAGCTTGTACACATGATGCGTCTCTTCTTTGGTAGACCAGTTGGTCTTGTGTTCGTAAACCTCGCAACCGCAATCATGTATCATGTTTACAATAGCCCCCGCTTGTTCCGCCTCCATAACGAACTTGCGGTCATTAAACTCAAACAATACTTTCATATGTCCTCCGATACGTTTATCGTCTTACCCACAGGGGCAGTTATCTTTTCCTTGTTTGTGATCATCCACAGAACTGGTGCAGTCCAAGTACCCCAATCATATATCTCACCATCAGTCAGCATGATCACCGCATCAGGTTTGATACCTTTCTCCTTCAAGTATTTACATACGCAGTTAGGATCAGTGCC